TTCCTTCAGGAGCTAAAATAGAATTTGGATTTTTGGAACGAGATGCAGATGTGTACCGTTATCAAGGACAAGCTTATAGTTGGATTGGTTTTGATGAAATAACACATTTACCAACAGAGTTTGGTTGGAACTATCTAGCATCTAGGTTAAGAACAACCGACCCAGCACTGCCAACGTATTTACGTTGCACGGCTAACCCCGGAGGAGTTGGTGCACATTGGGTTAAAAAAAGGTATGTTGAACCTTCAGACCACAATAAAACATTTGTTGGTAATGATGGTTTAACTAGAAAGTTTATTCCAGCAAGATTACAGGATAATCCTTTTCTTGCAGAAGACGGAGAGTATGAAAGAATGTTACTCTCGTTACCAGCAGTACAGCGAAAGCAACTGCTAGAGGGTAACTGGGATATTAGTGAAGGTGCAGCCTTTGCTGAGTTTGACCCTAACATTCATGTCATACCACCTTTTGATATTCCTACATGGTGGGAAAGAACAAAAGGAATTGACTACGGTTATGCTTCGGAAAGTTGTTGTCTTTGGGCAGCAGTAGACCCAGAAGATAAAACGATTATAGTTTATCGAGAACTATATCAAAAAGGTCTTACTGGTGAAGTTTTAGGTGATAGAATAACTGATTTAGAAATGAATGAAGTTAAATCTATTACTGGAGTTTTAGATACTGCAGCGTGGTCAAGAACAGGATATACAGGTCCTACGATTGGTGAAATACTAATTAAAAAAGGACATAAACTCAGAAGAGCTGATAAAAATAGAATAGCTGGTAAAATACAAATACACGAACATTTGCGACAAAATAACGAAACAGGTAGACCAAGATTGCAAATAACAAGTAGTTGTGTTAATTTAATAAAAGAATTACAAAGTCTACCATTAGCGAGTTCTAATCCAGAGGATGTAGATACTCATTCGGCTGACCATGCTTATGATGCTTTGCGTTATATGATTATGGGTAGACCTAAATTAGACCATCCTTATGATAGGATGTTAAGAATAAAAACATCTGGATATGTACCTTCAGATGATAAATTTGGATATTAATGGCAGACAACGAAAATACATTTTTAAACGCAGATAATATCTACGAAGAAGTAGAGGGTGAAGCTGGTAAAAATTTAAATTTAGAAGAAGACCAACGTATGAATTTAGTTGGTACTATTCTTGATAGATTTTATAAAGCAGAAGATGCTCGAAAGTCTGATGAACGTAGATGGTTAAGAAGTTATGAAAACTATCGTGGACTTTATGGTAAAACTGTAAAGTTTAGAGAATCTGAAAAATCCAGAATATTTGTTAAGATAACTAAAACAAAAGTACTTGCTGCTTTTGGACAGTTAGTAGATGTTATCTTTGGTACAGGTAAATTTCCTATAGGTATTGCTGAAACTAAATTACCAGAAGGTGATAAAGAAGATGCCTTTCTAGATGTTAATAATCCTAATCCTTCAATAGAATCTGGTAATATACCTGATAATATTGGTAATAGAATAGAAGATGAACCAGTTGAAAGTATTTATGCTTATGGTTATGAAGGAGATGGTAAAGTTTTAAAACCCGGTGCTACTATTGGTACTGGTATGTTTGAAAAAAGTATTGAAGAACTAGCTGATGAAGCTGGTATTTTAAAAGAAGGTTTAACACCTGACCCATCTATTATGGAAATATCTCCAGCACAAAGAGCTGCGAGAAGAATGGAAAAATTAATCCATGACCAAATAGAAGAATCTAATGGTTCATCGGAAATAAGAAATGCACTTTTAGAATCTGCATTACTTGGTACAGGTATTGTTAAAGGTCCATTTAATTTTAATAAAACTTTAAATAGATGGACTTATGATGAAGAAGGGGAAAGAAAATTTAATCCTCTAGAAGTTAGAGTACCGAGAATAGAATTTGTAAGCTGTTGGGATTTTTATCCAGACCCTGCAGCAACTAACATAGATGAATGTGAATATGTAATACATAGACACAAAATGAATCGTAGTCAACTAAGGCAGTTAAGAAACATGCCTTTCTTTGATAAAGAAGCTATTAGAGAATGTTTAAGACTAGGAGCTAACTACGAAGAAAAAAGTTTTGAAGCTCAACTAAAAGATGATTCTACTGTTGATGAAGAATACTCTTCAAACTTTGAAGTCCTTGAATACTGGGGTATTATGGATGCAGAGTATGCTAGAGAAGTTGGTATTGATTTACCTGATAGTGTAGATGATTTAGATGAGATACAGATAAATGCATGGATATGTGGTAGTAAATTATTACGAGCAGTAATAAATCCATTTACACCTTATCGTATTCCATACAATGCTTTTCCTTATGAAAGAAACCCCTATAACTTTTTTGGTATAGGTATCGCTGAGAATATGGATGATTCTCAACAGATTATGAATGGTCATGCTCGGATGGCTATTGATAATTTAGCATTAGCTGGTTCATTAGTATTTGATGTTGATGAATCAGCTCTTGTTGGTGGACAAAATATGGAAATATATCCGGGTAAGATATTTAGAAGACAAGCAGGAGTACCGGGTCAATCTATATATGGCTTGAAGTTTCCTAACACTGCACCAGAAAACATGATGATGTTTGATAGGTTTAGACAGTTAGCAGATGAACAAACAGGTATTCCTAGTTACTCACATGGACAAACTGGAGTACAAAGCATGACTCGAACTGCTTCTGGTATGTCAATGTTACTAGGAGCTGCTAGTTTAAATATTAAAACAGTTATTAAAAATCTTGATGACTTTTTATTAAAACCATTAGGAGAGGCTTACTTTCAGTGGAACATGCAGTTCTTTGAAGGTGAGGTAGATGTGGTAGGTGATTTAGAAGTTAAGGCAACTGGTACAAATAGTTTAATGCAGAAAGAAGTTAGAAGTCAAAGACTTACAATGTTCTTACAAACTGCACAAAATCCAACTATTGCACCATTTGTTAAAATATCTAAATTGGTTAGTGAACTTGCCTATAGCTTAGACTTAGACCCTGATGAAATTTTAAATGACCCAGAAGAAGCAGCTATGATGGCACAAATTATAGGAATGCAAAATGCTGGACAAAACACAGGCGAGGAAGCTCAACCCGGTAGTGAACAACCCACAGGTATGGGAGGTGCTGGTGGAGTACCTCAAGGAACGCAAAATGTTGGAGTTACAGGCACTGGCGGTGGCAACATCGGAATCGGAAATGTTCCGGTTGCAGGGGAAGATAGCTTCTCTGGTACACTTAGAGGCTCTGCCCCAACAGGTCAAGGAAGCTCTGAATAGAATAGAGGAATAAATATGGCTAAAGGAATATTATCAGACAATAGATTTGGAGAAAAAGAAATTCCAATCGATTTTAGAGAAGAGTTTAATAAAGGTAATAAAGCCGATAGTGTTGGTTCTAAAATATTAAAAGTTTTATCTTCTCCTGTAAACTTTATTGCAAAGTTAGGTAAACTTCAATTTGATGCATCAAAAGATGCAAACGATAGACTTAAAGAAAAAATTTCAACCTCATATGATAATAGACTTGATTTAGTTACAAAATCTTTGCCAGTTATAAAAGGAACTAAATCTATAGATGAATTAAAAAAAGAACTAAAAGAACTTTATGATAGTGATTTTATTAAAGATGACAGACAATATAGAGCATTAATTAATAATTATTTTTATCATTTTAAAAATAAACATTTACCTAATTTTCAAAAAGAAATAGCAAAAACAGGTAAAATGCCAAAAGATGTTGTAAAGTATTTTGATGACTATGAAGCTTTTAGAAATAGTAATAAATATAAAAATCCTTATGCTGTTAAATATACAAGACCTGATTTAACTCTTCCAAGTTCTCGAGATACAAAACAAGAAGGTGGATTACTTTCAGACGACAGAGAAAAGTTTGTATTTGGTGCGAGTGCATTAGCTAAAATGATAAATAATTTAATTAAAAAATCTCCTAAAAATAAAGATAAACTTATAGGTATTTCTCCAAAAGATTTAAAAAATCTTTCTTCTGCAGACTTAGATGCAATACGAAAAGAAACTACTGATATTATTAGAGAATATAAAACTGACCCAAGTCCAAATGCTAGAAGTGACCAGAGATTAGAAGAATTAAATTTTATAGAAGATTTTTTTGAAGATATAGAAGTAGAACAGTATTTAAGAGAAAATCCTACAGTTAAAAGAGCTGATGCATTAGAACAAATTCGTTTTCGTAATGCTGAACAAGAAGCTGAAGATTTAGGCATTGAAGCTGCTGAAATAGCAATGGAAAAAGCAGAAAGAGCTAAAAAACAAGATGGTGGTTTATTAAATCCTGAAAAAGCTGATTTAGATAATGATGGTGAACTATCATCTTATGAAAAAGCTAGAGGCGAAGCTATCGAAGAAAACATGCGTGATAAAAAAGCTATAGGTGGTGGACTTCTTGGTGGAATGTTTGGAAAGGTAATAAATGCAATAAGAACTAATCCTCAAGCCAGACAAAAACTTGGTATGCCTGAATTAGAAACAGATGAATATGGACAATTAAAACCCTTACCTCCAGCAAGAATAAGTGCACAAGTAGGTGGCATGATGATGGATGACCAAATGGCAGACATGATGGAAACAGAAGAAACATCTGATATGGATAATCAAATGGCAGATATGATGCCAGAAGAAAAAACAGCAGAACAAAAAGCTATTGAAGAAGCACAAGCTCCAGATGAACAAATGGAAGAAAACTATGTAGACTTTTTAATAGATGAAGCATTAGATGATGAAGAAGAAGAAATGCTAATGAAAGAATTACAAGCAAATCCAAAACTTAGTATGTTGTTTGACAAAGTTATGGAAGTTGCAATGGAATTTTCAGGCTCAGGACCTGTTGAAGGTCCGGGGTCAGAAGTCTCCGACAGTATACCCGCAAGGCTATCTGACGGTGAATTTGTCTTTACTGCAAAGGCTGTAGATGTTTTAGGAGTTGACAATTTAATGTCACTAATGAAACAAGCTGAAGCTCAAGCAGACGAAAGACAAACAGCTCAAGACGGTGGGCTAATGGAAGAAGAAGAAACTGTTATGCCGGTTCAACAAGAACCAGTAAGACAGGATATTCGAGTTACCAAAGAAACAGTTGGTTCTCAAGCTAGTATGCAAGAGGAAGACGATTTAGTTGGTGATGAGATTAAAAAATCTATGCTTTCTAATAGACCATACGTTAGAAGCTAGGCGATAAAGCTACCCTGTTTACAGGCACTTTATCTTATTTAAACTGAAAGGCGACCTTTACAAGACAAGCCCTGCAAGTGCACACGCAGCTACCTTGTTAAACGAAGCCCTGAGTAGGAGTACAAAATGACAGAAGAAGTCAAAAATGAGGAACAGCCAAATCCTTATAATTTAAAAAAATCTTGGCACGAAGGAAATGATAAACCTTTTCAATCAGCAGACCAGCTTTACTTTGAAGAGCCATCTGAAAAAAATAAATTATTTAAATCAGGTGATATTAATGAAGCAGAGCAGGTTGATAATGTTGAAGTAGATAATCTGGAAGCTAAGGATAGTCCTTATAAAAAACCAGACTACAAAAAACGTTACGATGATTTAAAAAAACATTATGATAGTAAACTTAATGAGTTTAAAGTCAGAGAGCAAGAGCTTTTAAATGAAGCAGCTAGTAATAGACCAGCTTATCAAGCTCCTAAAACTGAAGAAGAACTTGAAGAGTTTAAAACAAAATATCCTGATGTTTTTGAGGTTGTAGAAACAGTAGCTCATATGCAAAGCGAATCTAAGGCAAAAGTTCTAGAAGAACGTCTTAGTCAACTCCAAGAACGTGAAGCTCAAATGTTAAAACAATCTGCAGAAGAAAGGTTAATGGAAAAACATCCTGATTTTGATGAAATTAGAAACAGTGATGACTTTCATTCATGGGCAAAAGAGCAACCCCAGTCTATACAAGATTGGATTTATAATAACTCTAATAACCCTGATTTAGCTAGTCGTGCATTGGATTTATTTAAAAAAGACTTAGGAATAGAAGCTGCTCCAAAAAAGACAACTTCTAAAAAGACTAAATCTGCTGCTGATATGGTATCTACTAAAACAACAAGTGTAGAACCTAAACAGGAAAAGATATGGTCGGAAAGGGAGATTGCTGCAATGAGTATGGCTGAGTTTGATAAACACGAAAGTGAAATCAGCGAAGCAATGCAACAAGGCAGAATCACAAAATAAACTATAAATACACAGGAGTATTATCATGGCTCAATATTTTGAACCGTCAACTGATACTGATGCAAACTTTGCGAACTCCGTAAGTGGACAAACTAATAGTTTCTTTTTACCTTCGATTTACTCTAAAAAGGTTTTAAACTTTTTCAGAAAAGCATCGGTGGTTGAAGCTATTACTAACACCGACTATGCCGGTGAAATATCTGCTTATGGAGACTCCGTAAAGATTATTAAAGAACCTGTAATTTCTGTATCGGATTACACTAGGGGTTCTGATACTACTGCTACTAAATTAACTGACCAAGAGTTAACTTTAGTTGTAGATAGTGCAAAGGCTTTCAAATTCATCGTAGATGATATTGAAACTAATATGTCACACGTCAACTTCAAAGAAGTAGCAACTTCTTCTGCAGCTTACGCATTAAGAGATTCTTATGATGCTGCAGTAATTGCTGCTATGTTCTCTGGATTGTCTACATCTTCACCTGACCACACAATAGGTGCGGATGCTGCTGCTGCCACTCAAACTATGGGTCAGCATCAAGGTGGTTCTAACTCTATCGACCTTACAGGTTCTGATGGTACTGGAACTGACCCACTTGACATGATGGCATTTATGGCTAAATTGCTAGATGAGCAAAACGTTCCTGAAGAAGGAAGATGGTTCGTTGCACCACCTTCGTTCTACAATGAACTTTCTCAATCTGGTTCTAAGTTAATGTCTGTAGACTTTAACGCAGGTCAAGGCTCTATAAGAAATGGTCTTGTATCTAGTGGTAAATTAAGAGGATTTGACATGTACAAATCTAATAATGTTGCTGCTACTAGTACATGTACTGGCAAGGTTCTTGCTGGACACATTTCTTCTACTGCAACTGCTCAAACTATCATCTCAACTGAGGTCCTTAGAGACCCTAGTTCTTTTGGTGATATTGTAAGAGGATTGCACGTATATGGAGCTAAGGTCCTTAGACCAGAAGCTTTAGTCGGTGCTTTCTACACAGTAGACTAAATATAATTGGGGGAGTCTTCGGACTCCTCCTTTTAATATATAAAAGAGGTAAATATGTACGGAAATAAAAAAAAGAAAAAAATGATGGGTGGCGGTTACATGGATAGAAAAGAAATGATGTACGGTGGCTCATCTAAAAGAATGAAAAAAGCTCATGGTGGTGGAATTCATTACTATGACTCAATAGAAGATAAAGAAAGAAAGTGTAATGCTGCAGTAGGTATGAACACTATGAAAAGTTCTACAGATAAATAATGCAAGTAGAAGCACCAAAAGGTTATCACTGGATGAAGTCTGGAAAAGGCTATAAACTTATGAAAGACCCTAAAGGTGGTTATAAACCTCACAAAGGAGCTAGTAAAAAAGCTAGTTTTAAAATACAAAAAGTTCATAAAAAATAATGGCAACTACATATTTAGATTTAACCAATGAAATACTTAGGGAACTAAACGAAGTTCCTTTAACTTCTACAAACTTTGCAAGTGCTGTAGGTTTTCAACAGTTTGTTAAAGATTCTATAAACAAAGCTATTTTTGATATAGCAAATGAAGAACCGCAGCTACCTTTCTTTTCCGCAGGAGTAAGTGGAGCAACAGACCCATTTTATGGTAATACAACTGTTGCGACAGTAGCTGGACAAAGATGGTATACATTAAAAGCTGATAGTTCTAGCATAACTACAGACTTTGCATCTATTGATTGGGATGATTTTTATATTACGACAATCAATGTTTCTGGTGAGTCAGCTCCTTTTGTTTCTAATGGATTAAAACATATTAACCTTGAAGAGTGGCGAAGATTTTTAAGAGACCCAGAAAATTCAGATGATGCAAATACACAAGCTTATGGTGAGCCTAAATATGTATTTAAATCGCCAGATAGTAGAAAGCTTGGGTTAAGTCCAATACCAGACAAAGTTTATAATGTACACTTTTATGCATTTAATAGACCAACAGCATTAAGTGCTTTTGGTGATGAAATAGTTTTTCCAGAACAATACAGTAATGTAATTACAGCTAGAGTTAGATACTATGTGTGGCAATTTAAAGAAAGTCCACAACAAGCTGCATTTGCATTAGAAGATTATAAAAAATCATTAAAACATATGAAGTCAAGTTTAATTAATCCTACCCCAAGAGCTATGGTAGATGACAGACTTTATTATTAATTTATGGCACGTTCACAACCATATACAGTAGCATGTTCAGGAGGTTTAGTTACCGCATCAAATGCTATTGATTTACTTAAAACTCCCGGTGTAGCAACTGAATTAAAAAACTTTGAAGTTTCTACTAAAGGTGGTTATAGACGTATTAATGGTTTTACAAAATTTGGTGGTGGTAGTGCAGTACAACCTACTGGAAGTACAGCAACTATTTTAGGTGCAATACCTTATGCAGATGGTGTAGTTGTTTGTGCAGGTACAAGT